AGTACCTGAATCATTCTTTGCAACTACAGTAAAGGTGTCAGTGGCAGGTACCTGCTTAACAGTAGCATATATTGCATTTACTGTACAGCTTCCTCCATTAGGTAGACACATGGGATATTTGATGGCCCCTATCTTGCTTGCAGAGTCTCCTTCAAGTTGTACAGTGAACTGTCTTTGATTTACACCTGCTGATGATTTTAAAGGAGTAACAGTTCCTGCCGGAATAGTAGCTGCTCCTGTAGAAGCTAAAGACAGATCTCCTGAAACTGCAACTGAAACTACATCTGTTCCGTCACCTACAAGTATCTGTCCTGATGTCTTTGCGTCAAGGTCTGTAGGAGCATCAGAAGCACCTCCTACCTTGATACTTCCTCTTGTTATGTTGGCGAGTTTAGCATTGGTAATGGCATCGTCTGCAATATCAGGAGTATCTATCTCTCCCAACTCAAATGGAGCTGAAGCTTCTTCCAGTACACTTACTATCCAAGCAGATCCGTCATAAAAACATTCTATGATGAAGTTGGTAGCTTTTAGTATTTCAGAAGGTATTGCAAGTACTCCGAACACGGTTACTCCTGTCAAAGCAGGTACTGTAAGATTTGCATCCCAATAGATACGTACTTTCTGACCTGCTGTAGGAGTTCCTCCTGCAACTATCTGCATTATCCCTGCAAGAGTGACCGTCCCAGTGATAAGATGATCTTCGTAAACGATCTCAGGTGACGATGTTGCAAGATCTACAGGAATAGTAACTGTTCCTACAGAGATAGCATTATGTGTTTTAAATGTAGCCATATTATGCCTTTTTTAGAAGTTCAAGCTTAGCTGTCAATAATTTTACCGGCCTCAGCGCAGAATCTGTTTCCAAAAGAATATCCACATCAAAGTCATTGGCCAAGTTGACAGCCATGGTCTGAGAGGTTTTGAATACGTTTCCTAAGTTATTTGCCATGGGTACTATTACTTCAGAAGAGTAATCAGAGTATCCTGGCTGTACCTGATATGTCTGTAAATGAGATTCTATTCTAAGGCCTATTGAAGAGAATCTGACAATATCCAAAGTGATCCTGTAAGAAAATGGACCCTTTACCTTTATGTTAGGATAGTCAAACAATCCTGTGCCGAGTCCTATCTGAACGTCAGTCCCATCTACTTGAATCTTCATACCGGTAAGAGAAAGATCACTCAGAGTAGGAAGAGTAAGAGCTGTAAGTCTCAATGTATCTCCATCAGTATCCAAAGTACCTCCGGTCACTGTCCATGTTTCCGGTAAAGCTGTAGCATAGCTTAGATCAGTTATTTCCTGATCTTCTTCTAGAGTATAGAGAATTGATGTACCATCATCTCCTGGAGGGCCTGCTACAGTACTGGCAGCTCCTGCCGGTCCTTCTGGACCTTGTGGTCCTACTGGGCCTTGCGCCCCGGTCGTGCCTTTTGGTCCTGCCGGTCCCTGCTGAAGTTGGACTGATCCTAAACAATCATTACATTCACTCATCTCTGATATTATTTACAACTACAGTCCTCCTCAGTGGCACACAATGCAGTGAGCTTGTCAAAGGCTGTCTTGGCTTTGTTAAAATTACATCCTCTGGCAGCATCCTCAAAGTCTTTTAAAAGGGCCCAGAGATAATTGGCAAAATTCAGTTTATCCGCATTCTTGCAAGGATCATTGCCATACGCAACAATAGCTGCGTGAAGTCTTTTATGTACACAACACTTTAGGTCACAATAAACATAGAATTTTACTGTTTTCTCTGTAGTAGCTGCAGCTTCATCTGATCCTACAGTTATAACATAAGTTGCAGTGTACAACCCATCAGGCAATGTAAGAGGTATTTCCTCGTAAGTAAAATCTGCATACCAATCAACTGCGTTGGTCTGAGATGTGATGTCTTCAGTATGTACAATACCTGTAGAATCTTTGATAATGATAGACGCATCGGTCACATCTGTCCTATCACTGTTAGGAGTGCCCCAACCTCCAGTATTGCTGGCCGAGTATCCTCCAGTAATATCAGTAACAGATAGGACATTACAGTTATCCTTTGTACATACCGATAGATTTAATGTAGGTAAGGGCATTTAAGTTAAATTTTACTTAATGATGATGATATGACAATTGAGCCTACTTTGGACTTCTTATCCTCAAGTATCTGCTGAACTTCAGCCTCAATAGCGTCAACGTCAACCTCTGCACGTATCCATGCCTTCACATCCTCCTCTTTCAGTTCACTGAACGGAATGAAGTCTGGTGAGTCAGGGTCTCCTTCAAGTGTGACCTTACCTCTTTTGTTAGCGATAAGTCCACCTTCCTTTGCAATGACATTGAATCTGACCTCAAATACAAGGTCACTGTCTGCGTGTCTTTTGATCTTTTCTAATTTTAGTCTCATGTCAGTCTTATTCTTATGGTTCCTGAGTTATGGTAAATACCGCCTACAGGTACTCCTCCTGTAGCGGCAGCCGCATCATCTGCGTAGTCAAGTGCTGGTATCGTCTCTGATACAAGGTAGTCATTGAAGAACTCAAGTATAGCGTCTCCATTGTTGTCTTCAATTCTAATTACCGATGCCGTGTTATCTGATAGGTCGTTTGCAATTACGAATCCATTTGCTGAATCGTACAATTCCATACTGATAACTTCTCCAGAACTATTTGTCTTTGTGGCAACATTGTAAAACGGGGTTGAATCACCTATCCCAAGTTCATGCCCCATATAGGTCTTATCCCCAGAGACAGTGTCAATGAAATTCCCCCTTAAAGAGAAGTTTCTTGTAAGTGATCCTCCTACACCAGTATTATCTACTATCACGCTACCGTGAAAAAGTGAAGACCCTGAGTAGTCACCGCTATTGACCTCGTATATTGTCCCTGCAATTGAAGACGGAACAGATACACCAAGCCCAACAAGCTCTGTTTCACCGTCAAAAATACCCTTAGAGATCGTGACATCACTACCTTCGTATTTACTACCGATAAAGTCACCAGAAAAATCTGTATCAATGAACCCTCCAAATGCGGGTATGTATTGAAATCCGAAAGGTGATTCTAAGTCATTATCCGTCACATAACTGAGCGTGTCTGTAAAGTCAATTGTGAGATCACTGAGCGTTACACCATCATTTTTTACTTCAAGCCTTGCATCTCCGTTATTGTCTTCTATCCTTAATACTGATGCTGTATTGTCGGCAAGATCGTTTGATAATTTAAAACCCGATTCTGAATCTAAAACTTCAAGCTTTACTGTTTCTCCAGAATTATTTGTTTTTGTTATTTCGTATGAAGAGGCTGAGGAGTCTATAAGGTAACCATCAATTATCTCGGTAACATCTCCAGAAGAAGGGTCTACGAATATGGATTCCCTAAAATTCAAAAACCTTTCGTCACCACCGAGTAGAGTATCGTCAGAATATTTTATGAGATTTGAAAGTGATGATCCAGAAAGGTCTCCAGATGTTATTTTCAATAACTGACCAGAAAGCTGATCAGGAAATGAAAGTCCGATAGGGTCTATTTCAGTTTCTCCATCACCGATAATATTGAAAATGGAATGATTGTCAGATGTAATTACTGACCCCAAAACATCTCCAGTAAATACAAGGTTCTGCCACGACCCTAAAAACTCTTTACCAACATTGATCTCATAATCCTCTTCAGTCAAATAACTGAGCGTGTCTGTGAAGTCAAAGTTTTTTGGATGAATATCATCTAACCCCTCAATCTTTTCCAAGGCATCTACAAGCTCATTGAACTGTTTAGAGTAGACTCTCAATCCATTATCATTGGTACCCGGTAAGTGATTCTGTCCTGTTATTTTTTTAAATAATCCCATGTGCTTGTTAAGATAAAAATAGTATCTGATAGGGAGTTACGGCTCCCCATCAGATCTATTTAAAGGTTATTAGGCAATAGTAATAGTTGATCCCAAAAGAACGGTCAACACAGCACCTAAACTGTTAGGAGTAGCTGTAACAGCAAATGCTGGAGCAGTCTCTGGAATAGCAACAATTACTTGTTTAGGAGATACTTCGTTAGTGAAACTTCCAGTCACAATAGAGTTTTGATGTTTGAAAGTGATCACCTGATAAGCTCCACCTGCAACTGCAGGATCTGCAACCAAGATAGGCTGGTAGATGTTAGGTGCCCCCATTCTGTAGATCTCACCTTGGAATCCTTTCAAGAAGTGCTCCAAAGAAGCAATGGACTCGTAAGTACCTACACCTGGACTTCCAGCAACTTCTCCAAGAAGAGTAGATCCGAAGTTCTCAAGTTGAGTTTCCCAACGAGCGATCTTGTACTTGTAATCAGGATATCCAAAGCTAAGGTCAGCTCCTGTAAGAACAACTCCCCAATCCGCAAGGTTACCTGCTGCTGCAGGAATTACTTGAGTGTAGCTAGAACCTGTTACACGATCTCCTCCTTCAACTTGAACAGGACGATCAAGAGTAATTTCACCTCCTGAAATTGCAACAATTTTGTAAACATCAGATGTTAAAGAAACTGCACCGGTAGCTGTAGCTCCAATTCTAACAAAATCTCCAACAACTGGAGAAGTACCCGTGTTATAAGTAGGAGTAGCATCCGCGTTCTGAATCTTAGTAGATCCTTTTACAACACTTACTGTTTCATCAAAATCAAATGCAGCAGCTAGTGCTTCAGAACAAATAGCTTTAAAAGTGATAAACTTCTCAGCTTCACGTAGGAAGTTGTTGATCAAAGAAGATGTAAGACCAAGAGAGATGTCAGCTTGACCAGAACTTGAAACTGACTTGAACACACCATGCTTGATCTTCTGACCATCAGACTCTGCAGAAAGCAATTCCTGAACATACAGACGAATGTAGTAAAGGTTGTTTGCAACTACATCGATAGAACCTGAAGTACCATCAAAACCAATGCTGGTAACTTGGTTCACTCGTGCAGCACCTGCAGCAGAGTTTACATTGGATATACTACTTACTTCAATGAGGTCAGAGAACAAAGGATTCTGTCCTGCACGTCCAAGTACCAACTTGAACTTGTCAGTAGTAGCAGCACTCGCAGTGGTGACCCGAGCTCCTTGCTCATCCAATACAATGATCTCACCATCGTTAGGAACCACTCCTGTAGAAAGAGCAGCAACATTAGCTCCGATAAAGATCTCTTGAGCGTTTTTAATTTGACTTGTAGCCATTTTAATTAAAGATTTAGGTTAAAAAATAATGGGACATGAGCGTCATCTGTTTCTCTATGTGACGGATTCCCAATTCCACCTTTCTTGTATAGGAAACGCTCATCGGCAGCTATGTAACAACATTTTAACATCAGATTGCCTTTTTTAATAAAACTATTCTACGACACGACTTTCTTTGAATACATGCGTTTGGAATCGTGGCTGTCTTGCAGCTTCCAGCATGTATTGCACGGCCATGTCAGCTATTTGTCTATGAGTTGATGGGTCCAGTTCGCAGAAACCTGTAAGATTGGTTGCATCAGTAATATCTATTTCTTTAGGGTACTTTATGTATGATACGTGATATGTATTAAAGGTTGTGTTGTCTCCAAGTATCAGTTCATGTCTTTTACTTGTACCTGTTACTGGAGCAGAATCCAATGCCCTACTTGCATCCATTCTCCAGACAAGTGTATTGTCCGGTCTTTTGTAAGGATTCTTTCTGTTGGCATTGTAATAATCCTCTCTGATGGGTTTGACCGATACCCTTTCGGATACGGTCTCCCCACAAGAGGTAAAAGAAATTGTAGCCTCTTCGTTGATAGTGTACAGATACTCAGTTGGCAACTGTACGAAAAGACTGTTAGAACCATGATTACCTGGAGTAGTTCCTGAAATATCAGCAAACCTTTTAAGCTCTGACAGATCCTTTGATCTTTTCTCAGTCTCTTCAAAGCCTACTCTCCCTAGGTTTGACATACCGTTGTACAGAGACTTTACGAAGTCCTCCTGAGCTGCGTTGAGGAACAGATTGATATCCGCATCCTCATATCCAGGTGCAGCAAAGTTGGATATTGAATCGTAAGTTACAAGTACGTAGTCTCTGAACTCGGTAGTTGTCATCAGTCTTCCATTGCATCAACCTTCTTCTCGATAACAAGTCTAAGGTCTTGGTTCTTTTTGTTGTTAAGGAACTCTACAGCTTCTGCAAGATTGTTACCGATAAGATCACCTCCAGGAGTATAATATGCAATACCCTGCTTACGTAGAGCTTTTGCAGTGATAGCGTCCTGAATGAGGATCTTGGTCTCAAGGTCTTTATCTCTGACAGCATTGAGGAAAGCCTCCGGAGCATTGCTCAAAAGACGATTGGCCTCTGTCTGTAGGAACTCAAGTTTGGCATTCTTACCAACTTTCTTGCCTGTAGCCACCATAATGACATGACGAAGTGATCTGAAGTCCTTCTTGATCGCACCATACTCAGTATAGGCTGCAAGCTTGGTATCAAGCTCATTCAACTGTTGTTGAGTTTCATGGTTCTCATCGACCAGTGCAAACTTCTGCGTCACTTTCGTTTCCCTTGGATCATCAGAAAGTGCAATACGATCCTTAACTGTAAGTAGGATCTTGTACTTCATGTAATCATCAGGGCGTGATAGGTCAAGATACGTTACCTCATTCTTGAGACGGACCTTGGCCTTTTTCTTTGTGTAATAGTTCTTCTCTCTTGTTACAGAAAGTTCATTGGGTTCAAAATCCATCCCGGAAGAGGGGCTCTCAAAGAAAGCCCGCTCTTCTGGTGTCAATGGATCTTTCATACGTCCCCTCTCATCGATAGGAACGCATACTTCATAATAAGACTCTTTAAAAAGAAAGCTGGCCTCATGCTCCTTAGGTAGGAGTCCCCTCTTTCTTTTCAATGGCACGATCTTTACCTTCCGGTTAGGAAGCTTGAACTCTGCTATTGTTACATCCGTTTTGCTCATCTCTTCTCAGATCTATTTATTGATTATGCTAAAATACTTGGGATCAATGAAGCAGTACGTGATGGATCGTATACTGCAACACCACACACAGAGGCACGGTGTACAGAGTAACCATCAGTACTCATCGCCATCATGTTCATGTTACGCTCACCTACAGGAGAGAAAGGATTTCTCAGACCTGGGATGTAACCCATGATGTCCTCAGATCCGTTCACGTAGAACTTCTGGATGTTAGGCTCTCCGTTAGTAGTACCAATGTCCATGATGTCATATCGGTAAGACTCAGCTACACCACCGTCAGGGTGATACAACTTGTTTCTTTCACGATCATCGTACATTGAATCCACCATCAAGGTCACCTTGACACCGTTAGGTCCCAGGTACTCAACGAACTGACCACCGTATCCAAGAGGCATCTGAACACCATTGGCGCTTGAAGCTCCGTATAGACGGCTTTCATTCCGTAGAGGAGTGTACAACTGAGACTGATCTTCCAAAGCTTGGTGGAACTGGATAGCTCCACGCTCACCTGTACGTAGTACGAAGTGACGCTCATCTGTAGGAAGCTTACCTTCAGAAAGGTCAACAAGGACCTCGGTCAAGTAATCAATATCGAATGAGCTGTAGTAAGAAGTGTTAGACGCTTCCATTTGCTCACGGATACCGGCACCCTGCTTGATGATGTGTCCTGAGTTACCGATGTTGAAGTACTCACCGTTAGCCCCTCGGTTGCTACGTGCAAACATCAAGAGACGGTTCTTTTCCTGACGGAACTGATAATCGAACACATAGTCCTCATACTGGGTCCATGTAGTGTGAGTAACAAGCTCACCGTTCTCACCTGCTGATTGCCACTTGGTAGCAAAAGGTCGGTTGATCATGTTTCCTGGAGTAGTGTGCTCCATACGGATCATAGAGAATGCGTTACGCATTGTGAACGGGCTTTCAAAGTTGATACCACCACCTTTCTTAGAAAGAGTTGATTCAACAAGAGACCATTCACGGCTGAAACGGGTACCTGCCTCAAGCTCTTCTACCGGCATGAAAGCGGCAGGATCACCTGTTACAAGTTCTACAGTGTATCGCCAGTTGGTCCCATCAGGAACAGGATCTGCTACGATACGCAATTGATACACCTCATTCTTATGTCCAACGATAGTGTGAACATCAGTAAAGTGCTGTTCTGGGAAGATAAGGTCGAATCGAGAGAAGTTCAATCCTGGCTGATCACCTGCTGCAACGGCAGTACCGTTGATCTGTGCTTCTACCAAAGGAACATTCTTCTTGGCCGAACCGATGAGTTCCCAAGTGAAGTCATCATCTGTTTCCAATACTTTGTAAGGAATATCAGATAGATAACTGTCCAGATCCATACCAAAGTTAGAGGTATAGATACGTCTCATAAGATTGGAGGCTTTCTGAGGTGCGGCCTGATAGATCGCTCCCATGTGATTGGAAGTCGTAAGACCTGCCCACGATTGAGCCTCCGTCATCTGAAATGGAGAAATTTGTGGCATTTTGTTTTTAGTTTAAAATAGATTATCCAATGACTTGAGTAGATCTTGATCTACACTACCAAATATTTGTTGACGGTTTCCTCCGCCTCCAAAATTACTCGAACGCTGATTCTCCAGAGAGTCAGTGAACTTTTTTACACTTTTACTATTGCTTGTACGGCCGAACACCGAGATGTCCGGATTCTCATTAAAGAGTCCTAACGATGCCAGATAATGAAGTCTGAGGTCAAAGGTCACTGGGTCTTTGGCCCTTAACTCCTGTATCGCATATATAGGTCCTTGTTCTGTTACCTTCACAGGTTGTGTCATTTGATCGAAAAGCTCTTTTCTTTTACGCTCAGGGACCTTCATTCCAGGAAGTATCTCTTCGGTATCCATGATCTGCTTTTCGATCTTCTTTACTTTGTTCTGAGCCTCTGACTTCTGAGACTCTGCAAGCTGACGCTGCTCTTCCATTTTCTTCTCATTGATCACTTTAAGATCATTGAGAGCTGCGGATGCATCCTCAATATCGTCACCAAGCTCAACAGATCGGTCTGTAAGCTTTCTGGCACGTTCCGGATTGATACCGCTTGCAACAAATGAATTGTAGATGAGTGTCTTTCTGATCTGCTCCTTCTGTGCAGCGATATCATCACTGTCAGCATCATCGGGCAGGATCTGAGATGTCTGCAATCTTTCCAACTGCAACTTCTGATTGTTGTAGTTACGGATCACTTCTGAAGGAACTCCATTGCGGTAGTCCTCCAACATCTGTTTTGCCTGATCGTTAAGATCAGCATATTCATTCTTCTTGATGGTGTCCTTGATAAGATCGACAAGATCAGAAGGTCCGGAAAGACCTTCCAATCTGTCGTCTTCAGCATCAATGACGCCTTCCTCCAAAAGCACCGAGGCAAATAACCTTAAAGGTTCGGATGGAGAAGAGGGAGCGCCCTCAGAGGAAGGTTCTTCTACTTCCAATTGAGGTTCAGGCTGTACTTCTCCTACCTTGGTGGACGGAGTTTCTTCAATATCGATCTTTCCAAGAGTAGGCTCTTGTTGTTCTTCTTTCTTGGGAGCATCGATAACTTCTCCCCTTTCATCAAAATGGATAAGGTTGTCATTACTTAGATCAAACCCTCCAAAAATGTCGTTCGTTTCTTCTGCCATTTTTCTAACGTACAAAATTAGACTATATAATATTCACTTTTAACTGAAACCATGTTTCTACTCACATTTATGATGGTTGTTTTTATAGCAATTACTTGGTACGTTGCTTAGTAGCCTCTACCGCCAACTTGGCTTGACGGTCCAACTCCTTCTGACGTGCCTCGTGCTCCCTATCCATATCCTTCTCCATCTTATCGTATTCTACTTTCAGTCTCTTAACATCCTCTGACTCAGCTTTGAATGCCTGCTTGAGCCTTTCAATTGCAAGATCCTTCTCATTCTGAGATGTCTGTAGATCGGTCTCATGCTGCATCTCCATACGTTTCATTGCCATGTTGGCTTCGATCTGCTGCTGTTGTTGCTGCTGACCCGCCTGGAGCTGTCTTTCCTGCTGTTGTTGCTGACGCTGGATGGCATCTTCTTCAGCAGTCTCGATCTTACGTCTCATACTGGAGATGGACCTGTCTGTCATGATGTCCATCAATTGACTGAAATTCAATTTATCACTCTGTAGTCCTGCCTGAGCAAGTTGGATGAATCTTTCTCTCATCTGAGCATCCAACAGGTTATTTGACATGACGATACCAAAATCCAGTTCACGGAAGTGGTCACCATCAAGTTCAAATATTTCAGACGACATGTCATCCAATATATGCTGTACTATCTTCTTTTTACCCTTGTATGCAAACTTGGCCGCCTCTAATAACGCTGTGAGCGTTCGCTTCTTGACATCCTCATGCATACTGAAATAAACTTCAGTAATATGAGAAGACTGAGTAACAGACCTATCGACATTCCCAACAAGTTCTCTATTGTGTATACTGCCCTCTCTCTGCTTTGATACTCCTGAGATCTCACCCATCTCAACCTTCAGGAAGTTGAGCATTGCAAGATTCTGTTGAATGTATCCAGAAAGGTTAAAGTCCATAGGAGTACTTCTTCCAGGAAGATTGCCAGCAAGTTTACCTGTAGATGCTCCCTTGTCACCTTCTTTGAAAGAATCCTCTACCATCCAGCCCATACGCTCTGCATAGTACAGGACATCCTCAAACTCCCAACCGTCAGGAGTACGTGCAAGGTCGATGGTACCGATGACCCCTTTATACTTTGCAAAGGCATCCTGCGTCTTCCACATGAATGCATTGTACAGATACTGATAAGGCTTCATCCTTCCCATAAGAGAAGTAATGTCATCATCGTTCACAGAGTATGCCGATCCTATGTACGGGCATTGTGAAATGGATGGGTTTGACATTGAATACGCCTTTATGGGGAATGCCTGCATCTTTACGTAGATGTCACGTCCTATACGTGTACCTTCCCACCAGTCGGTCACCCAGTACCACTTGACCTCTTCACCAAGTGCAGTGTCAGCTTCATAGAACTCGGACACCAGCTTGTACTGTACATCACCGGTAACCTCATCATAGTACTTCAGACGTCCCACCTTCTGATACGATCTCCATACCACACGGGTAACGAGAATTGATCCTGTACTGGTATATTCAGGCAAATGAAAGGATGAGTCTATAAGCTCATCTGATGCTACCAACTGCCCTTCAGTGTTCTCAATGAGATTGATGGCCGGCAGATCAGGTTCCTTCTCTCCAAGATTGATGAATGATTTATCATCGTCTGCAGAATATCCTGCCTTACCTCTCTCCAACATGGACACCTGAGAAGGTTTAAGATGATCATGGAACATGTCAATGATCCTTCCAGGAGAGTAGTAAGCATACTCTACAATAATATCACAGTCCTCTATCTGATTACTTTCAGATGTACGGATGGTCTTAATATTGAGAGGATTGCACTTTCTCAGTGAAGGTTCCCCTCCTACGATATCAACTGCATAGATCTCAAGTCCTGTAAGAAGTGCATCCAAGAATCCGTCATTGAACTTCTTGTCCACCTTTTCCTCATGTTTGATATGCTCAAGGAGGTGTGTGGCCCTACGTTCACGGATATCCTGATACTCATACTTTCTCCACTTCTCAAGATCCTTTATCTTCTTTTCGATCGTGGCCTCATCAATATTAGGCTCCTGTATGATCTCTTCCATGAATGTCTTCATGTATCGATCCTTGATCTCTTTCTCCTTTTGGGAAACAGCATCCTCATTGACGATCTTGACCCTGAAGTCAGAGACCCTCTTTGCCTCTTCGCCTACAAGAAGATTTATCTTCGGTGCAGCGATGGGATAGTTACGTGGTTTAATTGGAAAGGAGTCCGATCCCAATGCGAAGGGATCACAGAACTCCATCATCTCCTTAGTGTCAAGTCTGTTGTTGTAGAGGTCTATGTTAGCCCTCATCTCACTGTAGTTCGTCTTGAACTCAGTTGCGGAGAATGCATGATCTATCGCAGACTGCACACACTTCTTTCTCCAGCTTTCCCCCTTCTGTGTGAGGGATCTCTTTTGGGATGGAAATCCACTTAATCCATAATCAGATACGGCCATGGGCACAAAATTACTTACTTTTTATGACGCATATGTACAGGAGTGTATCCAGAAAACAATTGTTTAGGCTCTCTTCTATGGCCGTTTCTTCTCATAGAAGGTCTGCTATCAAAGAATGATGGGTATGTTCTGGGCTCATCCACCACATCCATCTTGAACATGTCCTCTTTAAGTATCAACACCATACCCAACGCAGATATACGGTCATAGTTGCCGAAGTTGGGATTGTACATCTCAAGCTCTTTCAACAGCGCAGTGTTCCAAATGGTATGCAAATTAAGTCTATCATGATCCTGCCCTTCCTCCTCAGAGTATGCAGTATCAAGTAGCCAGGACTTTATAAGGGACCTTGCCCATGCATTGACGGATTTTGTAGCATTCGTACCCTTGGCCGTATTACCGAAGGTAGACGTCTTCATGATCTGCATGTCCTTCAATATCTTAGGAGTATCTGCCAGCAGGTACAGTGCATTACGTTTCTCAAAATACGAGAACATTCCCTTCTTGTTGTTCTCGTAGTTGCATCTGGCATTGTAATACTTTATGAGCCTGTAACAGATCTCATAGAACTTCTCTGCAGTTGCCGGCCTGCCTGTATACTCTGCCACTATCCTATTGGTTATCCTGTTCATGATGATACATGATCCGAGAGATGCAGTAGTTGACACATCATCGTCATAGGGGTCGACACCTGCTATGTACATGTTTGCCGGCACCTCATCCTCAGGCGGATGCTCAAATATCTCCACACATCCATGCAATCCAAAGTTATCCCTTACCGGAAACTCCTTTATAGGATAATTATCAGAAGGCCTCAACTCTATCTGACCGTTACGATTGACAAGATCCACATTGAATATCCTGTCCGTCCATCTTGCCGGATGTGCTTCAACCTCTGACCTCTGTACCTTAAGGTCTTCAACAGGGAAGATACTGCCTTCCCTTCTCATCATGGCCTCCTGAGGAGTAATGGAACGGTCAGCCCGTTCCTGAATCATCGCATTGGGGTCCGTGGTGGCCTTCTTGACCTTTTCCCTTTCCTCAATGATCTCCACAAGAGCACTAAAAACATCAGAGTTACCATCTTTATCGTAATGCCCTTCCCTATTAAAATACTCTCCGCAATACCATCCACACAGACTGTCTTCAGGAGCGTTCTGATCGAATACATTCCTGATGGCATATATACGATAACCCTCAGGTTGTGAGAACAGTGTCCTTATACCTTCAAAGTCAGCTCCCTCGGTACCACCTGTACCAAAGGCTATCATGGTACCGAACGTCACATTGCCCTGCTCTACCGATGGTCTTGCAATTGACCATGCCTTCAGAAGATGTGGGAACTTACCGGCCTCCTCGAACAGGATGACCTTACCCCTCTTACCCCTTGCACGTTCTGGCTGATTCTTAAGTGTAACACCTATGATCTCAGATTTGTACCCTTTTACAACCTTTGTCTTGGGATCCTTATAAGATGCACGTCTGTGCATTGCAGTGTCCTTCTCATCCCTTGCTTTCTTCCATGGAGTGTACTCATCCACAAAATCCATTACATCCCAGGCCTTGTCAAGTATGGCATCACCTTTCAGATACTCACCCTCCGATGCAAGTGCATAGCTTTTTGACTGAGGTACGTGATAATAGTTCCTGTCCATGGTAGACCCTCCCTTGTAAGAGAATCCACGTCCCCTCGTTTTGAGCACCACTGCATGCAATCCACGTTGCTCTGCCTGCTCAAGGTAATGGAAGTACAGATAGTCACTGTCCCACACATCAGGGAACGTAAACACCCTCTCCGCACGTTTCAGATCAGAATCATCACTCTCTTCCAGTATGACGGTCTTCATGATGGGACAGTAGTTCAGATACCAGTAGTAGTAACCGGATACCCACTCACCGTCCTCCTTACGTACATACCCCTCCTTACAACGTCTTATCTCCTCCAACCAGAACTTCATATAATCTGACTTGGGATGTGGGTTGGGCATCAGATGCGTATAACACCCGTGCTTCTGAAAATGAATGGCCGCAGGTCTGAAGTAGTCCATATCCTTCAGAATGTGCGGCCGTGTAACATCTACCTTGATCCTGCCCTGATCGTCCCTTGGGATCATGTCCGCATAGGGCCTGTCCAGGGAGGTCATGTAGGACAGGATGGGTATCTCGTCTATCAGATCATATACCTGTCTCTGTATATCTTCCTTCTTTGACATTGAATATCACTTTCAGGTTATTAGGTCCTGTAACCTGATTATCCTTTACAGTAAAGCTATAAGCATCCCTGTTAAGATCATGCATGAGTCTGATGTATTCCTTTCTCGTAAGAGTGAGCTTCATCTCCTCATTCTGCATATACTTAAGAGATCTGAATGTCAGATCATCTATACCTTCATAACTGAAGGTCTCATCATCATTGATCGTCATTGTCATTAACTGTTATGAGAAGTGCATTAGGTCCAATAAGATGATAGTCGGCTCCCTTAGGAGCCTTTGCAAGAAGATGTGGATAAAACCTAAGTTCACTATTAAGTGTCTTCTTCTCAGCTTTTGTCACCTCAAGTGTAACCTCATCCACATTATCTACAAAGATCTTCTCAAGAAGTCTCTCTGTTAGGTTATACAACCCTGTATACGTAAAGCTTGTGCTATCCAAGATCATCTTCAAACATTCCTTTTTCACGACCTCCTCTTAAGCTACCACTTTCCTCTACCTCCTTCTTAACCTCGTCCTCCAGCTTCTTAAGAGCCGCAACAAGCTTAGGAAGTGCTTCGATGGTACCTCTTACCTTGGAGATGTCGTTGACATACTTATCGTTACTATCCCTCTCGTTATAATCAATACTATTCAAGAACTCAGACAGATCGTCCAGGTTGCTCCACGCACTCTTCAGCAACTTCATCGATCTTGTCTGCATAAGTTCCCTATAGACCTCTTGAGCGGCCTTTACCTTTGCGTCAGGTTTCCAGTCCTTATCAAAGACAGCATCTATGATCTTACCTTCCTTCTCCTCATCCGTATAGTTACGGAACGGAGAACGTAGATCTTCCATGAAGAAGATGTAGCTCAGCTCCTTGAACGACATGTCCTTGTTGCGGTTCTTGGTCCATACGGCCTTGAACTCCTTGATCGCCAGGGTCTGTGGCAACCAGGCAACTACACCGTTCTCCATGTAGAAAAGATCCATTATCCGGGCAGTTGTACTTCTTTAGGATCAACCGTCTTCCACTTATTCTTCATGCCCTTGGCCTTTTCAACCATCTTAGGGTCAAGATAACGTGTAAGATCACGTTCGATCTTCTTGTTCAGGTCAGATGAAACAATGGTCTGCAACATATCCTCTGAAGGTTCCTTATCATACGTACCCATAAGATCATACGACTTGATAAGGAAATACACCTCATCGTCCAGACCTAGAATAGGTGAGGGATGTACTCCCGCCAACAACAATCCTATCTGACCTGCTTTGAATGTCTTTACATCATCAGCCACATCCACGATCTTAACGAACGGATTGTAAATAGGTCCCGTTTCCTTATTAGCTGCCATAATGATACCTGACTTTGTTTCTGTGATAAGCTCCAGCTTGATCACAATGTGCCCGTTCTTAGGCGTGAATCCACTTGTGTTCTTCTCCATCTTACTTGATTCTTTTTCCTTTTTTATACTGTTTGATCTGCTCTTTCATAAAACTACGTCTGAACAGATATTCTTCCCTGGTCTCACCCTCCAATCTTCCATTTGAAAAGCTCATCCTCACTTTGAGGATCTCTCCTGCATCATTGACATGCTCAATATACTCCATCATATCACCCCTATCATGTAAAGGACAAATAGCCAACCACAGATCAACAACAAAAGAGAGCTCAACCCTCCATCATCCTTAAAAAAATCTCCAGGATCGTTACCACCTATCGTCATAGCTCCGGTTCTGTACTAAGTTCATCAGGAATATGCTGACTGCTTACAAAGTCACCCCATCTCACAAGATATTCCGGCATACCACTATAGTGTATTGCTATCTGTATCACCGTTCCCTTCATCTCTGACCCTCCCTGCAGAGACTGCGTTGCTGCTTTCAGATAAACAGTATCCCCTATCAGAAAGTCCAACTTCAACCTTACCTCTTTCATACTTCAATAGATATTTGATTATCTCTTCTACACCTTCAACAATATCAGATGGCATACCATCATTTCCCCATACTGTCAAAGTAATCCCTGACTCAATCATTCCACTTGTTCTTAGGGCATTTACTGTCCATACTCCTGGTCTTGGCTATCAACGGACATCCACATGCATTACACTTCAGAACACCTAACACCTTCTGGGCCTCAGGACACTCTGCGCATATACCTGCTCTTTTTAACGCAACCTCCTCTACGTGAGGATCACGATTGATGAGATGCTTCCATCCATCAATTATCTCTGTCAGCTTTCCTTTCATTTACCCTTTTTAAACTCCTATCATTAGGCTTCAATCTTCCAAGATCCTTTATATATATCTCTCCCATACTTGAAGGATCAGACTGCTCTCCGGAAGTTATCACCTTATTGACATACTTCCACTGCATCTTCCATACATGCAACATCACATTATACGGAATGCCTATTCGCAAAGATGCGTCCTTCAATATCCTCTCCTGCTCGGTCATCTATGACTATCCTAAGATTTATTACCAGATTCTCTGCATCAAAATCCACATTCACTGAAGACTCAGGTCTCTCCTTCATATAAACCTGCAAAGATTCTGCAATGGTATCATTCAACTTTTCCAGCTCCTTCAAGCTGTTCCTCTCGAACCTGTAATTCAGTTCCATCTTTCTTGATCCTAAACTCAAATGTCACCTTATTAACATCCGAGGGGTAAATAACAAAGGCCTTGGACAACTGGTTACCCTTAATAATACCTGCTTTACGCAAAAGAGACACGGAGTTGTTAAAGCTGGCCTCTGTCAACCCTAACAACTTCCTCATCTCCTTGCGAGTGGCCGGTGAAAATACAAGTTCCCATTTCTTTGGATCCTCTTCATCCTTAAAAGACATGGAAAGCTCCGCATTCCTCCGCATCATTTCAGCCAGTACATTACAGTCTTTGTTCGAGAGCTGATTCAGGGGAGGCATGGCTTTCAATATCTCAAGGTACAGTCGGAAAAACCGTTTACTGTCCGTTCCTATTACTATCGTTCTTCCCATCCTGATGCAAACCTACACAATACTTTTCAATAATACAAGCATTGTTCTAAAAAAGACACAATTTCAAACCCTCTCTCCCTAGTTTTTTTGGAATCACCGCGAAAAACACCAGACTGTTGCTGGTCAAAAACCGCACCGTAGACCCTAACTGCCGTTTTTGAGTTTCATTTATCTGATCCAACAGGTGGTACCTGAAGTGTAAGACTTTGAACTTTGAACAGGAGTGTCTCTGACCGGTTGGGTACAAAGATAAATAAAATTTTTTTTTCTGGGAAAATTTTTTGTGCAGGTGAGAGAGATTACCTACTCCCTATAACCCACCTAGGTTCTGCGGATGGGGAAAGTCCCCCTCTGCAGTAATTTAAGTCTAACGCCTAAAATCTAAAAAAATGGCAAAAGTAACTTTTTCTTTCCGTTCCGGTACAAATAGCCGCAACGAAAAATTCTACATGTCTGTCGGTGTATACCCTAAGACAGTAGAAGCAGAGTATCTTAACGAAACAATCTCGGCTGAGCCGGGTGTTTCTATCTATCTTCCGGCAGATGTGAACTCACCGGAAGTGTGTGACCTTCTTGACCAGTATGCCAAAGGCGATACTATCAAGCGCGAAATCGCTGAAGGTCTTCTCATAACCATGCCAGGTGAACGGCATAGTTATGAAGTAGAGTTGGATGATATCCACCTTACTTCCCGTCTCACCGCCAAAGCTAATAGTAATGTAGCTGGTGGCGTTGCTATCTACGGGTCTCTCTCCACTGAGGGTAGAGTTCGTGTCTTTGAAGGCCTTGTAACAGCCCTTAAAGAGTTTGTTGCCAAACGCACTATCAATGCGTAACAGAAGGAGCCCTAACGGGCTCTCTTCTTTTTACTGCTTGTAAAGTAAGTGAGTAGGATGAGCGTCCTTCTCGTGGACTTAACACTCACTCCCACAGACATTTCAGAAGATAACTGATTGAACTTTAGTTATTTATGTCATGTTTGTGTGGAGATGTGTGTGGTGTCATATCACCCATCCACACTTTTCATCCTATTTCCACACACTCAATTCTGCCAGTGTGTCTTTATAAATATAGCAGAAACCATTTTCCTTTTCACACCGACTAACAACAATATCATGCTTAGAAAGTACATCATAGTCACAGAATGGAACTCAGATACTATCATTTCAGTCTCTGTTTTCCCTGCTACAAGAACAAAACCACACTATTGCAACAATGGTGGTGGTGTCAATGGTCTTGAATATGAGATCCATGATTACAATCTTGAGGATGCTATCAGACAGATATCTCCTCAGATGCAACTTGATGTTGAAGATGGTTACACCTTTGGCATATAAGATACTTTAGTCGGTCGCATTCCTCTTCGGAGGGTGTGACCTTCTTTAAATCCTCTGAACTAACGAAGAGGTCATCAGTAATGATGTAGTATTATCATAATGATAATAAAACTAACAGAGGTGTGCGCTAACACACTTAGAGGTCGTTCCTCTTAATCCGCAAGGAAGTCAGGCAGCAAAACTCTCTTCGGAGGGAAACAAAAAACTCAATAACTTCCCAAGATGTTGAGGGCACCAGTTTCTTTAATGGACAGAATACACAGCGTTGGGCTGGCACAAAAGTCATTAAAGTTTTAGGTGTAAAACACAGGTGAACACTCTACCTACACAAGTGAGTTAACTGTATAACCGACATAAAGATGAAAAAGGTACAGTTCATTCTTGTCCTGAAGCTCAGATCAGGACGTAAGATAAATTTCATACTGAGCACCAGAGAATGTATTGATCCAACAAGAACCTCTGATTGGAGAAGGATCAAGAACATGCTCAAACAGGGATATGTTGACACTGAGCTTTACAGAAACCTCAAAGCATGGGGTGACAATGCTTCAGTAGAGTCCATCATATCCGGAAAGTTCATTGAGTTCAATAACAACAGACGTCATATCCATGGTGTCTTAAACCAAGCAGTATGAAAAAGTTACTTGCAATTGTCAGTGCCGTTATGCTTTTGGCCTCGTGTGAAAGCAACCGTTCCACATTCGTTGATGTGGAGGATGGAAAGATGTTCACTCTTAACTGTGGACATCATGATCAGTATCTTAGTGCAGGAGATACGATAGTATATGTAGAGAAGATAAGATCGTCATCTCTACGTACTGACGTTGATCTGTACGGAGTATACAATGGTAAGGCCATACCAAAGGATACTGATTGGGATCATTGGAGTGCTGTTGATTCCAGTTATTCTTATTACTCAGCCACCTATCATCTGGCCATAAAGATAGATTGATATGGGAGAGCTGATAGTTTATGCAATTCTTCAGACGGTCGTGACATTGTTCATGGCCGTCATTATTTTACTAACCAACAAAAACAAACATCGTGGCTAAAACAAGAAAAGA